CTCACAGAAATACAGAGGTAAGCAGTCCTACGGTATAGGAGGAGCCGTAATGACTTTAGGTAAAAACTTATTGCAGGGGAAGAAACTTGGTAGCGGGGCTTTTAAAGGTGTGCTTCGTGCGGGTATCACCCCAGGTAGTGGAATCGGTGCAGGTATAGGTTTGGCTGGTGCTTTAGCTAGCAAGTCTAAGAACCCTAGTTTACAGAAGCTTGGGAAGGGATTAGGTATAGCAGGTAATGTAGCTGGTATGTTTACTGGTGGAGGTGGAGGTGGAGCCTTAGGTGGATTGGCTGGGAAGTTTGCAGGTGCGGATAAAGCTTTACATGGTTTAGGTAAGGGAATGCAAGGAGCGGGGGGAGTCCTTCCCTTTTTAGCCCAAAACGTCTTTAAAGCGGAGGATGGGATGAAGATGCCGTATGCTTACGGTGGTAAGATGAAGATTATGAAAGAAGGTGGTTTAGTAGGTGGTCAAAAGAAACTAGATAAAAACAACGACGGTAAAATTAGTGGGGAAGACTTTAAGATGATGATGGGTGGCGGCAAAGTAGAGTATATGGATGGTGGTAAGATGTATGATGAGGGTGGAGAGGTAGAACCAAATGGTGAAGGTGTAGAGCCGTTAACAAATAAGGAGTTCCGTCAAAACGAAAAATTCCAAAGGCAAGCGGAAAGACAAGCTCGTCCATACCAGAGAGCAGATGATACCGAGGAACTTCTAGATATGTTAGATAACAGTGAAAATGTAGAGGAAAGACAACTTATACTAAAACAATTAGTACGTATGTTAGGTATTGCAGGAACTGGCGCGGGAGTTTCAGCATATTTTGCATCTCCAGGAATGTCGCGCTCAAGAATACGAAGGTTTATTAGAGGTAACTAATAAGTGAGATACCTAAAGAGATATAACGAAGGTGGCAAGCTCCCACCAGGGAAACTTGGGGACCTTATGCATGCTTTACAATTTTATTCTAGTCCTAAAGGAGAAAAGTACGATACATCTACCCTATTGGATATGTTAAGTTTTACTAAAGGTCCTAAAGATCCTGACGCTCCAGTAGATTTTAACAGCGCGTTTAAACAACCAGATTTTTCTTCTTTTAGAAAAGGAAAGAAAGGGGATATTAGAGTTTCTGAATATAATGAAGACAAAGTAGGTTACAATCCAGGCGTAGCTCCTATGGCGTTAAAAGACGATCAGCTAGATAAGTTGGCTGGAAGACCTCTTAGATCTTCTGAGCAAAGTAGATTTAGAGATTTATTAAACGATCCCGCTATGCTTAAATATTTTATGGATATGATGGAGGAGGGGGATATGGGTTTTAGAAAAACTAAGATGGGAAAAGTAAGAGCTTCAAAGGGAGGCAATAAAGGTGTCGGAACAGGCGGAAGAGGTCACGGAGAGGGAAGTAAGGTTACAGAAATAATAAAAGATGGTATAGCTTATATTTGCATGGATGGAACTTGCAAGCCAAAATAGTGAACAAATTTTACTTTAACCCAATAAAGAAAAGAAAAGACCACGCCAAAGAAGCCGAGAAAATAAAACTTAATAAAATAAAAAATGAAACTAGAAGTAATAAGGTTCAACAAAGGGAAAGACTCAACTAACGGAATACTATTTGATATAAGCAATCGTGAAAGAAAATTTTTATGTTATACTCTCGAAGATGAGAGCCGCGCCAAAAAGGTGCCAGGAGAAACTTGTATCCCTGAAGGGGAATATAGCCTCGGATTTAGAAGAGAGGGTGGCTTCGATGCCAAATACGCCCATAGGTTTTCTGACGTGCATATGGGGATGCTTGAAGTGTGTGATGTCCCAAATTTTAAATATATTCTTATTCATTGTGGTAATACTGATGAGGACACTGCGGGATGTTTACTGCTGGGCGATACGCAAGAAAACAACAATATCAAAGAAAACGGATTTATAGGGAGAAGCACCCACGCGTACTACAGAGTCTACCAAGAAATCGCGGAAGCGCTCCAAAAAGAAGAAGTAACGATTACGTATAGAGATTTTGCGAAGTGCTTAATACTTTCCCCAACAGAGGTAAGTGAGTTTTTTGACCAGGGCTAAGGTTAGCTTCCTAAGTCCCTGTACACTCTCTGTACCAGCAGCCTGGCCTTTTGCGTTAAAGCATACCTAACACGATAATTGAATTTAGTTTCATCTCTAAACAGGTGGTCTTCATACGTGTTAGAGGGAGTGAGCTTATCAAAGTGTTTATATATGTAACCTTTATTAGCTAAAGGATAGATGAACCGATTCTTGGTGTTGTTTTTATTCATCTCCATATCTGTAGAGGCAAAATCTATAGTAAAGAACTGAAGGTCATACCCCCACAGAAGAAACTCTACCTCGCTAAAGGATAGTTCAGTAGTTTTATTTATCTTCTTCTTAACTTGTTTTATCCGCTTAAGGTAATTTCTTAATATATATTTCTTATCTTGCAGTGCGAAGTCTCTGAAAAGACGCGTTTTTGGAACTCTACTTTTAGGCATTGAAATGAATTTATTACGTAAAGATATGGAAGAACAAGCATTTTTTTTAGAGATTCAACGTTTATCCATACAAATGGATGAAATTATACACAAGTATGGTATGCAGAGTAGGGTGGCCTCGATAATGGTTATAGGGTTAATAGACGAAGATATCATGGGGGATTCTAGACTTCAAGCCGTATATAGCTATAGCCTAGACTCGAAAGAAGAATTAGACAGTATATTAGAATTTATAAATAGTACCTGGGATGATAGTGATGAGACAGATTGGGGGACACCACTTGATCTAAACGACTTACTAGACGGAACGGGAATAGAATTAGAATAAAATGGAAGGACTTATTAGAAAAATTGTGGTCGGAAGAGACCCTAAAGACGGTATGGCTTATTATGTCGGTATGAGAGCTGGCGCAGGAAAGGTAAGTACAATAATACAAGATGATCGTCACCTATCTAAATATGGGAAGAATAGATATCTTGTGTATATGCAAGACGAAGAAGGGGCTCAAACGCTATGGAAAGCTATAGACGGGATGCCTTGTATGTTGGAGTTTGACTGCAACTTTTAACTCATGAGAACTTTTAATTTGTTTGTCGTTAAACTTAAAGATAGGCTTAAGGATACTATTACCTCTGAATCTGGCTTCGAGTTATATGTAGACGCAAGGTTCGATGACTTTAAAAACCGAGTAACAGAAGGTCCCGTAGTGTGCGTACCTTTTAAATATGACACAGGGGTAGAGGTAGGAGACACACTATACTTCCATCACCTGGTTGTTTTGGGTGGGGACAATAACGGGCAGATATTTACTCAAGAAGATAATACCTATATAGTAAACTACGATCCCAACCACGCAATTTCCAATCAGGCCATAGCATATAAGAGCCAGAAGGACGGGAAGATACGGTGCCTAACGGGATGGTGTTTATTGAAATCAGTGGAGCAGGAGGAACTGACTCTTCAGTCCGATCTTATAGAGATAGTAGATTTGACGGAGAAACTCCCAACCAAAGCGGAGGTGGTATACACATGTAAAGAGGCCGACGAGATAGGCGTTCTACCTGGAGACGTGGTAGGGTTTAAACAAAACAGAGATTATCGTATAACTATAGACGGGGAGGAATATTACCGTACCCGCGCAGAAGATTTAATGTATGTCGAAATATAAATTTACTACAATAAGTGCCTCCCAAAGACTTATGGAGAGCATGGAAATTGCTATAGACAATATGATTGAAGAGATTAAAAAGCCTGTAGACCCTGAGATAAACGGGAGTGCACGTAAGGCGGAGCTTCAATCTATAAAACAAACCGCTACGGATTGTAAAGAGCTAATTGTCGAGAGACAAAGGTTATCTCAGATGGTTAAAGACTTAGAGGCCAGTGGGGAAATAAGCGGTGCACGGGATTACTCTGGTGGATTTGCTGAAAGATTCTCAAAATGAAAAGGTGCAACGACTGTAAAAAACTAAAAGAAGATGATGAATTTTATTTTTATGGCTGCGGGGTAAAAAGATGGAACGATTGCAGGGAATGTGTGTCTATAAAAACTGCTGTAAGGAAAAGGAAGATATACTCTTGGGTAGATAATTATAAATCTGCTATGGGATGTGAAAATTGCGGGGAAACGGATAAGAGGTGTTTACAACTCCACCATCGAGATTCTTCTAATAAAAAGAAAAGCGTAGCCACCCTTATAGGTAAGGGGTACATATTTAAAACGGTTAAAGCTGAGGTAGGGAAATGTGAGGTATTGTGTGCTAATTGTCATTCTATACACCACTACGATGATCGCAGATCGGGCGACTGGGGAGCGGGGAAGTTTGACTATGAATCTCAGGAGGACGAGACCGCACCTATGGTTGAGCAGTTAGAACTTTTCCTTAACTTTGTGGAAGAATGAAATTAGCAAAAAGAAATTATAAAAAAGAATATAGCAAGTTTCAGTCTTCGCGCGAACAGAAAAAAAACCGCGCACTCAGAAATAGAAACAGAAGAAGACTTACAAGAAAAGGGTTAGTAAGGAAAGGTGACGGGATGGATATACACCATAAAGGAAATAGGGTGAAAGTTATGAAAGCCTCTAAGAATAGAGGTATAGCAGAAAAATCAAGATTACGCGGTTCTAAGCGTAAAAAAATTAAATAAAATGTCAAAGTATATATGCAACTGCTTAGATCACGAAGAAGAGATCAGCAAAGTAACTATGTCGGTAAAAGACGGGGAGGTAGTAAGCTCCGCTCAATGTCCATGTGGTCAACCTATGGAGCCCATCACACCTAAAACTGGATTTCCTTCCCTGGGGAGAATGAATAGCAATGGTAGTAGCTACTAATGTCCGCACTATTAGACGTCAAGGAGTATGATACTCCCGCGGTTAAAATTTGCCCCAACGGTACGGAGGGTGAGATTATTGAACTCGGTGGGCTACTCATTTGCCTTCCTAAAAGGCCACCGAAGAAAGAAATTTCGGGATATAAAAAATCAAACGCTTTGCAGGTGTGGGGAAGGATACTTATGCCCAAAGAACTGTCTCGTATTAGTTCTATGGATGAGTGGGAAGAGATGCCGAGGGAGTTTCGAGAAAAGTTTCGCCCATATATCGAGGAGGAGTTTCGGCGTAGGCGTGAGGGCTTTTGGTTTTATAACAACGGTACACCTACATATATTACGGGGAGGCATTATATGATGCTTCAATGGACGAAGTTAGATGTTGGTTACCCTTACTTTTTAAATTTTCAACGTGAGATATTTTTACATATGGCTGCTTGCGAGGCTGATCCTCGTTGTATTGGTCAGCTTTATACTAAGTGCCGTCGTTCTGGGTATACCAATATATGCTCTGCTGTACTTGTCGATGAAGGTACACAGGTTAAAGATAAACTTATGGGGATACAGTCAAAGACTGGTAAAGACGCCCAAGAAAACATCTTTATGAAGAAGGTGGTTTTTATGTTTAGAAACTATCCTTTCTTCTTTAAACCCATACAGGACGGTACCACCAACCCGCGTATGGAGTTGGCTTTTAGAGAGCCATCAAAAAGAATAACCAAGAAGAATAAAACCTCCCAGAGTGGCGAGGCTCTTAACACGGTTATAAATTGGAAAAACACAACTAACAACGCATATGACGGGGAGAAATTACACCTGTTGTATTTAGATGAGGCAGGAAAATGGGAAAGACCTACAGATATAAAGGACGCTTGGAGGATTCAGAGGACGTGTTTGATCGTCGGAAGAAAAATCGTAGGGAAGGCTATGGTCGGAAGCACGGTAAATCCAATGGACAAAGGAGGAAGACAATACAAAGACCTATGGAAGGATTCGAACCCTTTGGAGAGGAACGCAAACGGTAGAACTGTAAGCGGTCTTTACAGATTGTTTATCCCCGCTCAAGAATCCCTAGAAGGTTTTTTTGATGTGCACGGACAACCCGTTATATCCGATCCTGATGCTATAGTAGAAGGTATAGACGGGTTAGATATATCTATTGGGTCTAAAGCTTATCTCAAAAACGAAAGATCATCCTTGAAACACGATCCGTCAGAGTTAAATGAGGTTACGAGGCAGTTCCCTTTTACAGAGGACGAAGCCTTTAGAGATAGTATCGAGGGTAGCTTATTTAACATAGGTAAGATATATCAGCAGATAGAATATAACGATGAGCTTTTCCCAAACCCCGTAGTTAGGGGCAACTTTATATGGAAGGAGAAAGACAAAGAAGCTGTTTTTAGCGCCGATATAAACGGACGGTTTAGAATTAGTTGGTTACCACCAAACGAACAGCGTAACGTAATAAAAACCGATAGAGGTAAAAAGGTTGCACCGTTTTCAGACAGAGGGTGTGGGGGTGTTGACTCATACGATTTAGATGCCACACTAGACGGAAGAGGGTCTAAGGGGGCATTGCATCTGTATAATAAGTTTCATATAGAAAACCCCTCGAATATGTTTGTTGTGGAGTACGCTTCGCGCCCAGATCTGGCTAAGATATTCTACGAAGACGTTTTAATGGCAGCTTTTTTTTACGGGTACCCCATCTTAGTGGAGAACAATAAGTACGGTATAGTAAGATATTTTGAATCAAGGGGTTATGATGGGTATCTAATGGATCGCCCAGAGCATCTCAAAGGGGCCTCTTCTACCGCAAACGTAAAAACTAAAGGGATACCTTCAAACTCACAGGATGTAATCCAAGCCCACGCCCATTCCATAGAGGCGTATATACATGATCATGTGGGCATTAACTCCGACACTGGAGAGATAGGGAAGATGTATCTTAACGATACGATGGAGGATTGGATAGGGTTTAAAATAGACAAAAGAACAAAATTTGACTTAACGATTAGCTCAGGATTGGCCCTTTTAGCGGCACAAAAATCTAAGCCTAAACCTAAAACAGACTTTACTGAACAGAAGTTCTTTAGGAGATATGATGTAATCGGATGATTCACTATATTTGCATAATATGTATGGACACGACAACGTAAATAAAAAAAATGGATTCCCCGATCCATTAGCAAATCAACAAACAAAAGAGTCCATTTCATATGGACTCCAATACGCTAAAGCTATTCATTCCCAGTGGGGAAAGATGAATGAGGCTTCATCGTTGTTTGGTAAAAGGAACAAGATATTTGAGAGGAATAGGGATTATGCCAACGGCACCCAGGACACAAGTATATATAAGCAGTTGCTTAATTCCCTCTCCCCAAACAAAGGGGACGGAAGTCTTCTAAACCTAGACTACACGCCTGTACCTATCCTCCCTAAGTTTGTTAAGGTGGTGGTAAATAAGATACTTTCCAGAGACCCATACCCAAATTTAGAGTCTGTAGATCCTTTGTCTTCTTCTGAGAAAAACAAGAAAAAGGAAAAGATTAAAATGCAGGTGGAGGCCAGGGAACTGCTTCAGTCTCTAAAGGAAAAAACTGGGGTTGTTTTAGATATGGACCCTGAGGAGATACCCTCTACGTTAGAGGAGGCGGAGATTTTTATGGATACAAACATAAAAACTGATGCAGAGATAGCTGCGCAGATAGGGACAAACATGACCCTAGCCTGGAGTAATTTCTCCGACACAACATATAGAAGGGCTGTTAACGACTTAGTAGCTTTGGGTATGTCCGTGGTAAAGAGGAAGAACGATCCTAATACAGGTATTAAGCTTGAGTACGTAGACCCTATATCTTTTGTACATAGCCATACGGAAGATCCAAATTTCCAAGATATAGTATATGCGGGGGACGTAAAGAGAATGCCTATACATGAGTTAAAAAGATTAGCGGGGGATGAATTTACCGAGGAGGAGTTTAAGAAGATTGCCGAAAAGGTTAAGAATAGACAGGGTAACGATATAGGTAAACTAAGTCAGAGTCATTATGACGAAAGGTTGCAGCGCACACAATATGGGTATGATGAATACATGGTGGATGTTTTAGACTTTCAGTTTGTGTCTGTAGATTCTATGTATTTTGAGGAGAAAGAGAGTAGACACGGAAATAGCGGTTTCTACTACAAAGGATTTGAATATAAAGAGAAATCAGGTAGCGTATACGAGCGCACCCCGCATAAGATGGAAATGGCTATCGTTTATGGGGGTAGCTATATATTAGATACAGACCACGTGTTTGGTTACGGACGTCAGAAAAATGTACCTAAAAACGTACACGATATATCCGAAGCTAAGCTTTCTTACTCTGTATCGGCAACGAATATGAGACGCATGATGCCTAAATCTATGGTTGAGAGCTGTACAGGATTTGCCGATATGCTCCAGCTTACCCACTTAAAGATTCAGCAGTCGATAGCTAAAGCTAAACCAGACGGACTGATTATAGATATCGAAGGTTTAGAAAATGTACAATTAGGAAAGGGTGGGGAGCTACAACCCCTGGAGTTACACGATATATACGAGCAGACGGGTGTATTCTACTATAGAAGCAAGAACCCAGAAGGCGGTTTCCAAAATCCACCAGTACGTGAGATAGGTAATACCATAAGGAACATAAATGAGCTTGTTGGTTTGTACAACCATTATATGCAGCTTATTAGAGATACTACGGGGATAAATGAAGCTATGGACGCCTCTTCACCTAAAGGTGATGCACTTGTAGGGGTTCAGCAGCAAGCTATTGCTGCAGGAAATAACGCTATATATGATATAACCAATGCATCTATGATGCTCTTTAAGCGTGTGTGTCAGGATGTGGTTAAGTGCTTACAGATAATCCCTATCGAGTCGGTGTTATATAAAGTATATACCAATGCTATAGGGGAAGAGAATATGAACGTTCTTTCTTCCTTTAAGGATTTATCCATGTATAACTTTGGGGTTCAAGTAGTTAAGGAGATGGAGGATGAGGACAGACAATACCTAGAGCAAAATATCCAGATGGCTCTTCAGCAGCAGCAGATAGATTTAGAGGATGCTATGTCTGTACGCGGTCTTAAGGACGTAAACCAAGCTGAGAGACTGCTTATTATACGCCGCAAGAAAAGAATGACCGAGCAACAACAGATTGCTCAACAGAATTCTGAGCAACAGGCTCAACAGGCTTCTCAGGCTACCCAGCAGGCTTCGGAATCTAGGATGCAGGAACTTCAGGTTCAAGCTCAAATAGACACGCAGGAAATACAGCTTAAAGCTCAGCTAGAAATGCAGCTTACGCAGATGAAGCATGAGTTTAACAAAGAGATAGAGACTATACGCGCTCAGGCTACTTTAGGGTTTAAAGAAGACGATCAGGAGTTTAAAGAAAAACTAGATGTACTCAAAGAAGACAGAAAAGATGAGCGTCAGGTAGCCCAGGGAGATCAGCAGATGGCTATGAAACAAATGGACCAGCAGCCAACAAACACACCACTTAATCAATAATTATGGCTAGTAAAGTTAATTTAGACGTATCAGAGAGGTTAGATATAACGTGCCGTAAAGGTGATACGTTTTCTCTTACGGTAACATTAAAAGACTCCACGGGAACGGTGATTACTTTAGCTACCTCCTCATATACTTTCCTTATGGAGGTATGGAGCACTTCCAGAACCGCAACCGCACCTGTTATAGGGACACCTTCTTTAGGAACTCCTGGTGATGCTTCTTTTGAGACTTTTGTAACAGATGACGTAGGTAATGTAACTATTTCAGCAACAGCGACTACGATGAGGACCGTTCCAGCGGGAGCGTACAGGTATGATTTACAACAGATGGTTGGTGGTGTACATACAACTATTTTAAAAGGGGCTTTTGTAGTTAATGAGGATATATCTAAGTCATGAGTGTAGAAGTTACTACAACTGGTGGAACGACAGTCTCAGCTTCTACGGGTAGTGGAACTTCTGTTAGTTTAACGGCTAGCTCTACATCTGTCTCCGTTGCTTCCCCTGCTACTAATTCTGTTTCTATAACCTCTAAAGGTCCTAAAGGAGATACAGGGGCTACAGGTCCTGTTGGCCCAGAGATATCTGGTGGTCCTTACTTACCGCTTTCAGCTGGATCAGGATTTCCTTTGACGGGTGAGTTAGACATGAGTTCTAATAAGATAACGGATGTACTAGCAGGGTCAAACAGTTTAGACGCAGTAAACTACCAACAGTTAACGAATGCAATTACAGGGGTTCTAACTTATAAAGGGATATGGAATGCAAATACTAACGACCCAACCTTAGTATCAGAAGAGGGAACTTTAGGGGGTTATTACATCGTATCAGTAGCAGGAATTACAACCCTTGATGGTATATCGGACTGGGCGGTTGGAGACTGGGCGGTATTCTCAGACCAACCTACAGACGCATGGCAGAAGATAGATAACACTTCTATTTTGGGGGGTGCAGGAACAGGGGGCAAAATCTCAGTATGGACAGGCTCAGGAACTTCTAGGACTTTAGGGGATTCAATAATAACAGATTCAGGAACAATAGTAGAAGTTGCAGGTAGAATACAATTAAAAAATGATGGGGTTATAAAATGGGGTGCTGCTCATAATGCAGGTACTCTCACTTGGGATACAAATCAAGCAATAGTAAAAGGTTTATCAGGTGAGGCTTTACTTCTAGGCTCTAACAATGTTTCTGCTAGAATGATTATTGACACATCAGGAAACGTTGGTATAGGGACTACGAGTCCTGATGCAAAGCTTCACGTATATCACACAGGTAACGGAGAGGCTATAATAGAAAGAGCAAGTGGTGCTAAAATATTACTACAGGCTCAGGCTGCAGCAGGAGTTATAGGCACTTCCTCAAACCATGATTTAGATATTAAAACTAATGGCGATACTAGAGTAAAAGTAGAAACCTCAGGCAACGTTGGGATAGGGACGACTAGTCCAGGAGAACTTTTAGAAGTTGACGGTAATATTAGATTGGGTGATGGTGGACAAAGAAATCTAATTGGTCCAACAAACGAAAATTTAGGTATATTTGCAAACCCGAATGGTACTGATGAGGGTATATTATTTTCTACTGATAATGGTACAACTACCGAATTGATCATATTAAATGGTGGTAATGTCGGGATAGGGACTACTAGTCCTAGCGCTAGGTTAGAAGTATCAGGTAGCGCAACGACAAGTGTAGATTTAGCTCATTTCTCAAACTCTAATGGTGTCACCAAAATAACTAATTCATTAGATGGTGCAGGTGCGGGACAGGTGTCAATTTTTGACGGCTCCAACAATGAAGATGTAAGGTTAAGCGCACATTCAAATAGTTGGATTAACTCAGGCAACGTTGGGATAGGGACTGCTTCACCTGCGGCAGACCTAGATGTAGTCGGAACGGCTAGAATGGATACAGGAGTAACCGAAGGTATCCACTACGTAGGGACGGCTTTAGAACATTGGGGCGATGGTGGCACAGGAATGTCTTTCCCTGCAAATGATGTCATAACTCTTAAAACATCAGGGTCTGAACGTTTACGTATTGACGCATCAGGCAACGTTGGTATAGGAACTGCTAGTCCTGCGGCTAAGCTAGACGTAAACGGAGGGATAAGAATGGCTAACGATACAGCCGCAGCTAGTGCAACCAATGTAGGGACGCAGAGATACAGAGCAACCGCAAATAACAGTTATGTTGAGATGTGTATGCAGACAGCAGCGTCAGGTTATTCGTGGGTAATAATTAAAGAGAACAGCTGGTAATAAATAACAAACAAATATGAAGAAACTATTATTCCTTTTATTCTTTCTACCGATAACTGTTTTTAGTCAAAACAGCTGGGTGAATGTAGTGGTCCAGACAGATAACTACGGGGGTGAAACTAGTTGGGAGATATACCAAGGCAACGAGCTTATGGCAACCTCCCCATCCTACGGGGGTAATTCATATAATGAAACTATAGTTAACCTACCTGCAGGAGGGTATAACTTCGTTATGTATGACTCATTTGGAGATGGCATATGCTGCGACTTTGGGGAAGGGTACTTTGGGTTGAAGAACATATGTGATTTGAATACTTTTGTATATGATTTCGATGGTCCTCAGATAACCGTATACTTTGATCTGCTAGCTTGTCCTCCCCCTGTGTTTGGGTGTATGGATGTAGAAGCCATAAACTTTAACCCATGGGCAAACTCGCCCGCTGGATGTACCTTTCCACCAGCCCCGTGTGATTCTGGGGGGACTAATATTATTGTTCTTGTTACTTCTGATAGCTACCCTGCTGAAACCAGCTGGGATATAACGGCGAATGGTGAGGTTATAGCTTCTGGTGGGAACGAAGGTAATACTGGGGTAACAGTACCCACGTACGTATGTATAGGTGTAGGGGATACCCTTGTTGCAAGTGTTTATGATACCTATGGGGATGGTTTATGTGGGACGTGTTGGGGCGGAGTAGATGGGTACTTTGATGTAACGACACTCTGTGGGGATAGCATATTCTTTATCGGGGGAGAGCAACAGTTTGACACCGCCTCTTCTGGACCATACGTAGTACCTTCATGTATCCCTTTTATACCCCAAGGGTGTACGGACCCAGGGTATGTAGAGTATGACATCAGTGCGGTTATAGACGATAACA